TATACCGTTTTCGGGTGAGTGAACTATGAGACAACGTAAAAACAACTCCTTCAAAGTAAATGAAACCACAGGTATTGCTCCGGTCCTCAAGGCCGGTTCGACTACCCTCGCCTACGCTGCCATTCAAGCTCATCACCCTGACCTAGCCTCGATGCGTGTGAGCTATCCGGATGACGGTCGAGGAAGCAACCGCCCCGGTTGGCAGGGCATCGTCCCGAAGCTCGAGGACGCTGAAGTGGTCCTGATGGCTGTGCGGGAACCAGTGGATCGCTTCGCATCTGCAATGGCTCAGGTGGGCCTCACCGATGTGGACGCTACCTTGGATCGCTTGGAGTCCGAGGGGATCTTCAACCCTCACTTCCACAAGCAGTCCGACCGAACAGGCGTGGCCCTCACGAAGGCCTACCGATTCCCCGAGCACCTCGAAGACCTCGCTCAGGATGCAGGCCTGGAGTGGCCTCTTGAGCAGATCAACGAGAGTCCCGCAGGTGTTAAGCCTGAGCTGACTGAAGAGCAGGCTCAGAGAGTCCGGAGCTTCTACGCTGAAGACGTAGCTCTCTACGACCTCATCACCTCCCCAGGTCTTGAGATCATCGCAGAGACTCCCGTCGAGAAAGTTCCTGTCCCTACGTCTGTGAGTCAGAAGCAACTCCGTCTCGCCATGCTAGGGGCAGGTGTTGACTTCAATCAAGTGGAGAATCGGATTGATGCCCTCGGCGGTCCTCAAGCACAGGCAGTACGTATCGAGTGGGAGTACTCGACACAGGCTGAACGTGCTCACCCGATGATCTCCGCTATCGGTCAGCAGCTCGGCCTCACCGAGGAGCAGATCGATGACATCTTCCGTGCGGCAGCGGTGATCGACTAATGCAACGGGTTACTGACGAAACCCTAGAGGAGATGACAGACGAACAGTGGTTGAGCGTCTTCGATCACGAAGATGACATCTACACCGATGGAGGTCTTGCTGGATATAAGCAGGCACCTCTAAGCGGGAGTTTGTCGGCTCCTCTGGACGTAACGATGGAGAAGTCCTCATGACTCGTGATGACAAACTGATCGAACTCAATGACCGTCTGGCCGAGGCTCTCCTGCAGCTCATCACGAGCGGGGAGGCCAAGGCAGCAGACCTCAACGTGGCTCGACAGTACCTCAAAGATAACAACCTCTCTGTCCTCCTCGGATCCTATGAAGATCCGGAGAAGGACTCGCCAATCTTCAAGTTGGCTGATGAGATCCAAAAGGAGCTAGATGACTTCGACCAACAGTCGGCGTAAGGCCGACACGAAGATCAAGGACCCCCTGAAGGAAGACTTCAGGGTGTTCCTTTCGATGTGCTGGATGTTCCTCGGACTTCCTAAGCCAACCAAGCAGCAGCTCAAGCTGGCGTGGTACCTCCAGCACGGCCCCAAGCGTAAGATGGTCATGGCGTTCCGTGGTATCGGCAAGAGCTGGATCACGGCAGCGTTCGTCCTGTGGCGTCTCTACTGCGACCCTAACCTAAACATCCTCGTGGTCTCGGCCAGTCAGAAGCGTTCCGACGAGTTCGCTACGTTCTGTCATGGCCTGATCATGGAGTGGGACGTCCTGAACCACCTCAAGCCCCAGAGGGGCCAGCGGTTCTCCAAGCTGGAGTTCGACGTTGGACCAGCGGGGATTAAGCACCAGCCCTCCGTGAAGGCTGCGGGTATTACCGGACAAATTACCGGGTCGCGTGCCGACGAGATCGTGGCAGATGACGTCGAGGTGCCAGGTAACTCCGACACCCCGATGATGCGAGAGAAGCTCTCAGAGCGAATCAAGGAGTTCTCCGCGATCATCAAGCCGGGTGGACGGATTACCTACCTCGGCACCCCGCAATCTGAGCAGTCCATCTATAACGCCCTCCCTGAGCGTGGGTATGGCATGTTCATCATCCCAGCTCGGGTGCCTAAGCAGGCGGATCTCAAGGTATATGGGGACTTCCTCGAGCCTGAGATCGCTGAGGCTGCTCTGGACCCCCAGAGAACCGGGGACCCCACGGACCCTGACCGATTCAACGACTACGACCTGACAGAACGTGAGCTTGAGTACGGACGAAGCGGGTTTGCCCTGCAGTTCATGCTCAACACACGCCTGTCAGACCTCGAACGCTACCCCCTGAAGATCAATGACCTAGTGGTCATGACCCTCAACCGGGAAACAGGCCCAGAGAAGGTGGTGTGGGGCAACGATCCCACCCTCATCTGGAGGGACTTGCAGTGCGTAGGCCTGCAGGGAGACAAGTATCACCGCAACATCCCCCAGGAAGACACCAAGTGGGTGCCTTGGGAGTCCTCAATCCTCGCTATCGACCCCTCGGGGCGTGGTAAGGACGAGACTGCGGTGTGTGTCATCAAGGCAATCGGCCCCACGCTCTTCCTCACACGCATCGAGGGCTTCCTCGGAGGCTTTGAGGAGGCCACACTGGAGCAAATAGCCAAGCTCGCCCTCGAGGAGAAGGTGGAACGTGTCCTCATCGAGGAAAACTTCGGTGGTGGCATGTTCGCACAGCTCTTCAAGCCCGTCCTGCACCGCTTCCACGAGGCAGCAGTGGAGGAAGTGAGGCACTCACAGCAGAAAGAGAAGCGTATCTGCGACGTCCTGGAGCCTGTCATGAACCAGCACAGGCTGGTGATCGACAAGAAGGTGGTGGAGCACGACTACTCCTCCACCCTCGACAGGCCCACAGAGCACCAGCAGAAGTACAGACTCCTTTGGCAGATGCCCAGGGTCACCAGGGACCGAGGAGCACTCCCCACCGATGACCGTCTCGACGTCCTAGCCATGGGCATCGAGTACTACGTTAAGCGTATGGCAGTCTCCGTGGACCAGAGCGTGGCTGTCAGGAACGAGAAGCTCCGAGAGAAGGACTTCGAGTTCTGGATGAGCAACCACGTAGGCCAGAAATGGACCCTCGACAAGCCCACCCGGTTCGCCCGTAGGGGGTCCAGAGATCCTAGGGTAAAGACCTGAGAAATCATTTAGGTATGACCTTAGAATAAAGAAGGAAAAAAGACCTATAGAGAGGGATCCTTAAGACCTCCTCTAGACCTCCTTAAGATTCCTAATGAAGTCCTTATGACCTCAGCCTGTCGTACCTCAGCTTAACTTTACACACACCCCTACCTACCCCTTTAAGGAGAAGTATGAAGGTAAAGGTAAGAGGTAGGTACTGGAACCTGCTATTCACAGACCAAGGCCTAGCTAAAGGCCAGCAGGGGGAGTGCCAGGCACCCCACATCAAGGGGAAGACCATCAAGGTTAGACCTGGTATGTCCCCCTTAGAAGAACTAGACACCACCATCCATGAACTCCTACACGCAGGTCTCTGGGACCTAGACGAGGAGGTGGTGGAGGAGCTAGGCTCAGACCTCGCTAGGATCCTCAGGAAGCTGGGGTACAGGCGTGTCGATATCTAACACTACGTCCCTTGGATCCTACCGGATTCAGGGGGCTTTCTGTAGGAGGCCAATAGACGCCCATACAGCCCGTCTAAGAGCTTCCAGTTTCAGGGGTACAATCACCCATGTGTGACATTCAAACGCAGGAGACGGAGCGTAAGGTGCCTTTTCACGGGGTTCTGGGGATCCAGGGGTCCAAGGGACCCAGGGGCAAATGTTTTGGGTAGCATATCTGAAGTGCCTTTCGCTATGTCTCCTGCGTTCCATTCCCCCCTTGGCCCCCTCCGCCGCGACTGAGACTCATTCTCGATACGGTCGCACCCCTGCCCACCCGCCCCCACCTCCACCTGGGCACCTGGGGTCACCCCTACCCACCCCCGGGTCACCGGATCGACGCCAGGCGTCAGCCAGGCCTGCTCACCTGAGGATGTCGAGTCCACCCAGGGTCACCGAGGGTCACCAGGCACCTGGGAGACGCTGACCAGGGTGCGACGTAGATGTGCAAGGTGCTTACCAGATCGCGGCACGACCAGGTACGCATGTGCCCGCCTGGATCTGCTCCTTGGTTGCTCTTTTGAGTGGTCCTCCCCGGGCCTCATTGAGAGGGTCACCAGCACCCACCGAGACCCGCACCGATAGGGTCAGTCACCCGAAATCAAGCAAAATCGAGTCAATTTGAAAACTTTTTACAGTGCCCGGAATCCCTTGTAATACAAGGAAAAGCGGTCGAATTGACCTGGTCTGGCGACGAAAAAACGAGAAAAAACACTGGAGGGCGGTTGAACATCACGTCGAAGAGAGTACCATACTCAAGTCAGGCAACGAAGTGAGGCCTGACCGACTGACATCGGACGACCAGTGCCAAGGCCAGCGTCAACCGGCAGGACGGACAGATCTTTGACAAGTGAATAACCAAATGATGACAAGGGTAACAACCCACCATCAGGGAAACCTGGTGCTGGGTCTTCTCATTCACCCACGCTCAATGAAAGGAGCACATCATGTTGACAGCAGTACACCCCAAGGCACAGTACATCGAAGACGCAGTGATCCACGGATTGAATGACTTCGATGAACTGACCCAGCACGACGATGGTGACTGGATCGTCCAAGGCGATCCGGCAGACACCGACGCAGTGCTGGTGGAGGTGCCGGTCCTCGTCAATGAGGAACGGTTCATCACCTTCACTGTCATCCAGCGACTCATCCAACGAGTCGAGGATGCAGGAGGATCCTGCCAAGGCGTCTCCACCAGGAGAGGCAAGCTGATCCTCAGCTTCCTCGACCTGTCAGATCGCTGATCACCTCGCCAGGCTCCTGGGACACCAGGCTCCTGGCATTTCACATTCACCCCTGCTCATGAAAGGAGCACATCATGCCACGTTACAAAGAGACCGAACGACAGCACCAACTGGACCGAATCAACGCTGCCCTGGTGCAGAACGTCAAGCGACAGGTCATCGTCCTCGCTAAGGCCCAAGGCCTCAGTGGGAAGGAGGCCAACGAACGATTCCAAGACGCAAAGAAGGACGTCTGGGCAGGCCTCAAGCCGTTCTACAGCAGCAAGACATCGATCCAAGACCTCCGGAACATCGTGAATCTCATCGACAGTGCATCGATCTAATCGACGCCTGGGACCAGGGACACCTGGCTCCAGGCTTTCACTCTCACCCCTGCTCAATGAAAGGAGCACATCATGCTACA